GGCGACGGAGGCTTCGGCTTCGACGGCCCCGACCCGACCCCGGCCGAGGCGGCCGCCCTCGCGCTCTGGGCGGCGCGCAACCTCGAGCCTATGGGAGACATGGAGGTCTACTACTGATGGGTATCCGCCTGAGCAAGGCCATGGCGTCCGCCGACGGCATCCGCGACGGGGACCGCGCCACGGTCGCCCTCCTCGTCGACACGTGGGCCGACCACTACGACCGCAACCGCCTGCGCGACTCCTACTACCTGGGCAAGGTCGGGGTCAAGGACTTCGGCGTCTCCGTGACCCCGGAGATGGCGCGCAAGATGAGGCCGCACGTGGACTGGGCGGCCAAGTGCGTCGACTGGTGGGCCGACCGCGTCGCCTTCGAGGGCTTCACCTGCGACAGCGAGCAGGACGAGGAGACCCTCCGCAGGGTCGCGCGGCAGAACGACCTGGGCAACCTGACGCACAAGGCGGTGCTCGCCGCCCTGCGCCACTGCTGCTGCCTGGTCGCCGTCACGCGCGGCGACACGTCGGCGGGCGAGCCGCACACAGTCGTCTCCGCCTATCCCATGACCGCCGCCGCGGCCGTTTGGGACGACGCGCTCAAGCGGATCAAGGCCGCGCTCGTGGTCGTCGAGTCCAGGAGGTTCCAGGGCGCGAAGTCGCGCAGGCCGTCGCTGGTCTACGTCTTCACGGACGACAACCTCATCGCGCTCTCGACCTCCGACGGTCAGATATGGAGGGCTGACTACCGCCCGCACTCCATGGGACGCGTCCCCGTGGAACCCATCGCCTACCACGCGACGCTCGGCAGGCCCTTCGGATCCTCACGCATCACCCGCACGGTGATGGGGCTCGTGGACGACGCCCAGCGCGAGCTCATGAACATGGCGGCGGCCGCCGCGTTCTCCGCCGCGCCGCAGAAGTACCTGCTCGGAGTCGACGCGAAGACGGCATCGGCCCTCAAGGACAAGGGGACGCCGGCCTACATCGGCTCGCTCTTCACCGCCTCGGGCGGCAGCAAGGGGCAGGTACCGACGTTCGGCCAGCTCACGCAGCTCGCAATGACGCCGCACACCGAGTACATGCGCAACCTCGCCTCGCTCTTCTCGAGCGCGACGGGCGTCCCGCTCTCGTCGATGGGAGTCGTGTCCGACAACCCGTCGTCCGCCGAGGCTATCTACGCCGCGAAAGAGGACGCGATCGTCGACATCAACTCCTTCGTCAGCGGGTGCAAGCACAGCCTCGCCAACGTCGCGGCCATGGCGCTAGCGTCCGAGGCGGGCACCAACTACGCCACCGCAATGGGGGCGACCGAGGTCGACGTCCACTTCGCCAACCCGGCCTTCCCGAGCGTCGTCAGCGAGTCCCAGGCGATCATGCAGCAGGTCCAGACCTTCCCGTGGATGGCCGACTCCGACGTGCCGCTCCGCGAGCTCGGCTACTCGGAGGAGCAGGTGCACCAGCTCCGGAGCGACCGCCGCCGCGCGAACGCGCGGGAGGGCGCCGCCGTATTCCTCGACAGAAACCAGGTGAACGGTGCGGATAACTCAGGCGGAGCTGAACAGGTACCGGCTGGAGCTGGGCAGGCGTAGCGATGCCGCGAAAGCATACGTTGCCGCGCGCGTCCGTGACGAGTGCGTCGGACTGCCCGTAGCGGAGGCGAGGCAGAGGGCTATAGAGATCGTCGGGGACTGCAACGGCGTCTTCGGGGAGCAGGCTCAAGCCTTGGCCGCGGACCTCTTCGACGAGGTCTGCTCCGCCGAGGGGATAGACGCGGCGTCCGAGCTGTTCGACGACGTTATCGACTACGGCAGCATGGACGAGAAGGTCCGCTATTACGCCGGCGGTCTGAAGGACGGCGACATCGGCGGATTCGCCGGGTCGCTATCCGACCTCGCGGCCTTCTACGTAAAACGCTCCGCCTACGAGAACATGGTGCGCAACTGCGACCGCAACAACGTCCGCTACGCCCGCGTCGCCACCGGTCGCGAGACCTGCGGATGGTGCTTCATGCTCTCCTCGCGCGGCTTCGTCTACCACAGCGAGCAGACGGCCGAGCACGGCATGCACGCGCACTGCGACTGCATTGTGGTCCCAGGTCGTCGCGGGACGACGAAAATACAGGGCTACGACCCCGAGGGGATGCGCAGGCGCTGGGCGATGTGCGTCGACGCGTCCGGCGGGTACCCGGATGGCGCCGAGATCAGGGCGCGCTGGGAGGCGTTGGCTGACGAGGAGCGCGCCGCGTACAGAGGCGGCTGGAAACGCTTCTCAGAGCTCGAGTACAGCAGGGCCGCACGCACCGAGGCGGAGCTTAGG